AGGCATCCAGGTAATCAATACGATTTACAAAGCTGGCAAAGACGCCGCAGAGAAAAGAAGGTTGTAGAGATGAAAAATATTAATATTTTGGGGAGTGTTTATCGGATTATCATTGATGACTACAACACTCCCGAATTGAAAGAACATAACCGATCAGACTATTGTTTCTTTGATGCAAAAGAAATTCATGTTGAAGACTTGGACACAGACCCGGACTGGAAAAACGAAAGTTCGGACGTCAAACAGGAGCGTACCCGATTGATCCTGCGACACGAAATTATTCATGCGTTTTTGAATGAGTCAGGGCTTTGTCAAAGCTCAAATGACGTTGATGCCTGGGCAATCAATGAAGAGATGGTTGACTGGATGGCAATCCAGTTTCCTAAAATAAAAAAAGCATTTGAGGAGGCAGGGTGTCTGTGATTCAAATGATACAAACGAAAAACAGCATTACCATCTCCGGCCACGCGCACTATGCAGCGCCGGGCAAGGATATTATTTGCGCGGCAGTCTCGGTTTTGGTGGAGACGCTGATTGCATCCGCTTTAACCCTCTCAGACAGCGCAATACAAGTTGAAAAAGATAAAGGGTATACGAAGATTACCTATGACCCTTTAACCACTGATTTAAGCCTTCAAGTCCTGTTAAGGGCTTTTTTTATTGGCGTTTCCGGTGTGGCGGAAGCTTATCCGGATCACGTGAAGGTCCAGGCCGTGGAGGACCTTAAAAGCAACGGGGAAATTCATGGGGCAGCGTTTGAACCCCTAAAAAGCTAAGGAGTAAAAATGAAAGATTTATACAATTTACAACGTTTTGCAGAGGATGAAGAAACCGAAGCGCCAGAAGCGGCCTTGGAACAAGTTGAGGACAAAAAAGCCCAGGAAAAGGGCGAAGAAAAAGCCGAGGCGAAGTATACCGACGCCGATCTTGACCGGATCATTGGCCGTAAGTTTGCAGAATGGCAGTCTAAAAAAGAAAAAGAAATGGACGAAGCCAAGCGTCTGGCAAGTATGTCCGAACAGGAAAAATCCCAGCATGAGCGTGAACAGATGCAGCGCCAGCTGGAGGAACTCCTCAAGGAAAAACGCCTCAGCGAAATGTCCCGGACGGCCCGGGGCATTCTGATGGAACGCAACATCAACCTGGATGACAAACTGCTTTCCGTGCTGGTGGCCGAAGACGCGGATCAAACCAAAGCGAATGTCGACGCCTTTGCAGACCTATTCAACGCAGCGGTCAAGAAAGCCGTGGGTGAGGCATTGAAAGGCACAACGCCAAAAGTGGGAACCACCTCTGGTGGATTGACCAAAGAACAGATTATGAAAGTACAAAACCGGGCTGAACGTCAACGGCTCATTCAAGAAAACTGGGATTTATTCCAAAACTAAAAGGAGAAAAAAACATGAACAAAGCATTTAACTTACAACGTTTTGCGGCCCCTGAAAATCAGACAAAGGCCGCCGATTTAGAACCGGCGATTTCCATGGACTTTGTGTCCAGATTGAACAGCAATATTACTGAGCTCCAGAACCTGCTGGGGATCGTGGAGCTGGACGCCATGCCTTCCGGCAATACCGTCAAGATGTACAAGCTGGAGCAGACAAATACCCCGGAACAGGTCGGAGAAGGGGAAGAAATCGCCTTGACCAAGTTCAAGCGTACCCTGGTCAATACCATTGAGCTGACCCTGAAAAAATACCGCAAACAAACCACCGCGGAATCCATTCAGAAAGTTGGGCGAACCATGGCGGTCAACCGTACGGATGACAAGATGATTTCCAACCTGCAAAAGGAAATTAAAAAAGACTTCTACGACCAGCTGGCAAAAGGAACCGGTTCAGCTACCGGCAAAGGGCTTCAGGCGACCTTATCCGCCGCATGGGCAGCAGTGAAGAAATACTACGAAGACGAAGACGCTACCCCGATTTTCTTTGTCTCTACCGATGATGTGGCGGCCTATCTGGCAAACGCCCAGGTGTCCATGCAGACGGCATTTGGCATGTCCTATATTCAGGATTTTCTCGGTCTGGGAACCGTCGTGATTTCACCGGCACTGGAAGCCGGCAAACTGATCGCAACCGCCAAGGAAAACTTAAGAGGCGTCTATGTGCCTGCGTCCGGCGGGGATCTGGCGAGCTCATTTGGCCTGACCTCCGACGCAACGGGTATGATGGGGATGACCCATTCAGCCTCCACCGGCAATGCGACCATTGAAACACTGATCATGTCCTGCGTCCGATTCTTCCCGGAATTCACGGACGGCGTCATTGTCGGGACCATTTCGGGGGAGTAACCGGCACTGCGGATATTGTCCGCAATTTATCGGCAGTGCCAGCAGAAACGGACTGTTATGGGAAGAAGACCTCGGAATTGGGTGAGGTCACCTTTTCAGAAGATGGAAAGCTTTCCGGTACCCTCAAATATGTGACCGGTTATACGGGTTTTAATGGTAGTGATCCCTCCGAACAAAGCGGATATTACCTGCCCTTTCTGTATGGTGGCAACCGAACCCTGAAAATGTATGTGAAAAATAAGGAAAAGGCGGCAACGGTCGACAAAGCGCCAACACCAAACGTGGTCTTTCTAGGCGCGGATAGGTCGACCGCTCAGAAAGCCGTCTTGCACCTCAATGGAACCGGCGCGTCCGCAGAGATTGCAATGTCTGGTTTAACCTTTCAGTAAGGAGAAACCGGATGGAATTGCAGGAACGTGTCAAAATACGCTTGTCAGACGAGGAAGTCATCCCGAAAGACAACGAACTGGCGGAGTATATCACTACGGCTACAGACCGGATTAACCTTCGGATTGGGACAGCTGAACTGCCAGAATGTATGCAGAGCATTGCGGTGGATGTGGCAGTGAAGCTCGTCCGCCGTAAATATTACGAGGGGATCGCATCTGAAGGAGCGGACACTCTGAGCACGAGCTTTGTAGCCAATGTGCTGGCGGAGTATGAGAGTGAGTTTGAGCAGTATCTCAAAAATGTCAACAAAAGGGTGGTGAAGTTTTTATGAGGTTTCAGAAGATTATTTTTATTGCCGGGGAAGAAACCGGGAGGGATGCCCTGGGCAATGCAGTGACGGAGGATAAGCCTTATTTGGACACCACCGGCCGGCTGACGGAGTGGAGCGCCGAGGACGTTGAGGTGCTGGGCCGGGAATTTACCATCGCGCACCGGAAGTTGATGACCCGGGCGTCCTTGGCGGGTATTCGGGAGGCCGGCAAAGTAACGGTTGGCGGCAACACTTATACGGTTGAAGGCTTCCGGGGAACCGATGCGGACCGGTGGCGGATTGTTTATGTGAAGGGGTATCGCTTATGAGTTATGACCTGGTAACCATTGACATGGAGGGCGTTGAAGCGCTGGCAGCAGCGCTGGAACGCGGCAAAAAAGTGCGACTGAATGCGGTATTGAGCAAAAACCTCACCGAGATGCACAACCGGGCTAAAACTAGCGGAACCCCTGTCTCAACGGAAAAAACCCGTCCAGGCGGTCCTCATGGGGAGCTTCGGCTGTCAGCAGGAATCACATTGCCGGATCTTTCCGGTAACACCGGAGAGGTGGGCTATACCAAAGAATACGCCCCCCATGTGGAATTCGGACACCGTACTAAAAATGGTGGGTATGTCCCCGGACAGTATTATCTGAAAGACAATCTGGAAACCCAGATGGCGATTTTTAAGGCTGACCTTGAGGAGGCAGTCAGAAAGTTGTGTGATTAAAATGTTGAAAAAGTTAGGATTACTGGATTTACATGCGGCCATCATCAAAAAAGTGGAGGCGCGAACCGGGCTTAAGTGCCTGGATAAAATCCCAAAGGATTATCCCACGCCTTTTTATCATGCGGAGATTGTGGGCATTAAGCCGGATAATACCAAGACCATGTGGTGCGATACCTACACGGTCTTTTTTCATGCCATCGCAGAGCCCGGCGCGGGCAATGTCCGCATTTATGAATTAATACAGAAATTGGAAGAAAGCCTGACGGAAAAGATTGAACTGCCCGAGGGCTATACAGTTCTTCTGCAAATGGGAAACGGTCTGATCAATCTACAGACCGACGAGACCGATGAAAAGCACGCGGTGCTGTCCTACAGCTTTAAAGTGTGCTACGGATTTAAAAGTAAAATTTAGAATAGGAGAAAAAACATGAAACCATATGATTTACAGAGATTCGCAGGAAATTTTGATGAAAATGTCTATTGCGACTTCAACGCGACTGCAGCGGCGGCCATTGCCGGCGCGGACATCCTGCTGACCCTCTTTAACAGTACCGGTGAAAAGTTGTTGGCGGTGGCAGGCCAGCAGGGCTTAACCATTAACCGCTCGGCGGACAGTATTGAGGTCACCAGCAAAGACACTGTAGGGGGCTGGAAGTCCAAAATTCCAGGGATGAAAGAGTGGAGCATCGACTCGGACGGGATTTACGTGCCAACGGATGAAACGCACAAGGAGCTTGGCAAGGCATATAGTAACAGCGAGCTCGTCTGCGTTAAGGTCATCAATGGCAAAACCAAAAAGCACATGTTCGGCGGGCTGGCCTGCATCACGGATTATTCGCTCGAAGCGCCTTACGACGACTCCATGACTTATTCCATTAGTCTGGAAGGCAACGGCCCATTAACAGATCTATCCGCGCTTGAGGGAGGAGAATCCGATAAGGTCACCGCATGGCCAGAAGGCATGGGGGAGTAAAAACCCCACTTGAGTCTGTTTCGATTAGCGGAACGGCCCAAGTGGGGCAGACCTTAACAGCAACCTTAGAGCCCGCGGAAGCGACTGCGACATACCAGTGGAAGGTTGCCGACAGCGCGGGTGGCAGCTATAGTGATATCGCGAAAGGTACCAATAAAACCCTCGTGCTGGCTTCTGAGCAGCAGGGCAAATTTATAAAAGTGGAAGCAACGGGTACCGGAAAATTTGAAGGAATAAAACTGAGCGCGGCAACCACAGCGGTTGCGGCGCAAGCATAAAGGAGAACAAAATGGCGAAAGAAGAAAAATTATTGATTGATGAAGCCGTAGAAGAAAAAGACGATAAGAGTGTTGAGGAGGTTGAGGCCTCTGAAATCTTTGAGTATAAAGGCAAAGCCTACCACTTACACTATACGCTCCGCAGGCTTCAGACCGCTGAGCAGATGGCGAAAACCTCAACCGTGGCCATGTTGACCACGAATAATAGCATCATGGGCATTCAGGAGCTGATGATCTATTTTGCCGCTGGGCTCTGTGATGAGAATGGCGATTATATCAAAACTGGCAAGGGTCTCAGCCTGGCAGAGGAGCTGATCCAGGAACAGGGCTACCTTCAGATCAATATGGTCGTGGTGAACGCCTTGGTGAGGGACTGTGGTTTTTTGTTCCAGATGAATTAATTCGGTTTGAATATTTCGGTGGGGGAAAACGCGATCCGGTTTATGAAAAGAAAGCAAAGGACTATCTTGATACGATAGACTTTGCTTTTTTTGTGGTCAATTTTGGCTATACAAAAGCCGATTATGAAGCGCTAACCCCTGCCGAGAAGCTTTTTATCCGGAAAGCCCACGAGGATAAAACCGTCGGTGACAGCAGCCTGTTTGAAAAGGCTGTGGAAATCGCCATTGGTAATACGGTGTGCCGGAAAAAAGGAAAAAGGGCACTGTCCCTTTGGCATAAACAGCAGCGTCCCGCGGACAAAGCGGTCGTACAAAAACAGATTGAGATTGTCAAAGAAGTGGAAGAAAAGAATGGCAAAAACTGGGTGCAGGCGATTTATGAGGCTGCTGGCATCAAGATGCCTGAGAAAGGAGTGATGAACCATGGCTGAGTACACCCTCAAAGCAAAACTGATCGGAGATACATCGAGTCTTCAAAAAAGTTTCAATCAGGCTCAGAAATCATTAGAAGCCCTCAGAGAAAAAATTCAGAAAGAGAGCCAAAGCATCAACCAGGTGCGCCCCAAAATTAACGTGACTGTGAACAGCAAACCCGTTGAAGCGAAGCTGATTAAACTTAAAGGGGATTTGAATCAATTTAGAGCTCTGAAGGTAGCGCCGACGGTTGATGCGAACAGCCAGCCAGCCAACAGCAAATTGACAAGACTTAAAACACTTTTAAGTAGCCTTACAAAAAAGGCCTATCGGGCCATTGTCGACATGGACACGTCCAAAGCGCAAAACGCCCTGAATCGCCTCAATGGCAAAATACGGGAGTCGACATCCGGCGTTCAGAACCTGGCATCTGGTTTGGCTTCTGTTGCGGCGGGATACATCTCTCTTCAAGGATTAAGCAGTGCCATCGGAACGGCGGATCAGTACGCCATGATTCATTCACGACTCAATTTGATTAATGATGGATTGCAAAGTACAGAAGAGCTTCAGAACATGATCATGAACGCTGCAAATCGGTCAAGGTCTTCCTATGCGTCGATGGCAGAGCTTGTTGCGCGCGTTGGGGCGAATGCCAAAGATGCTTTTTCAAGTAACGCGGAAGCCGTTGAGTTTGCCGAAGCACTTAATAAACAATTTGTTTTAGCCGGAGCCAGCGCCGAAGAAATTTCATCAGCGACATTACAATTGACTCAAGGTCTCGGCTCCGGTGTGCTTCGAGGTGAAGAACTTAATGCCGTCTTTGAATCGGCGCCGAATATCATCCAGAGCATTGCCGACTATCTGGATGTTCCGATTGGGCAAATTCGAGAAATGGCATCTGAAGGTGAACTGACGGCGGACGTTGTGAAAAATGCCGTATTGGCGGCAGCCAATGAAACCAACGAAAAATTTCAGTCGATGTCTGTGACTTTTGGGCAGCTTTGGGTGGTGTTTAAAAACAATGCGTTGGCGGCGTTTGAAGATGTGATGACAAGTATGAATGAGCTCTCGAGTTCCGAAGGAATGCAGACGATTATCGCGAACACATCTGAATCGCTCGCGAAATTGGCAGATCGGGTTGGCCCCGTTATTTCATCAATCACAGAGGCTTTCAACGACCCGAATGTTGTTAATATGATTTCGCGAATCGTTGATGGCCTTATTCAAATGGCACCGGCGATTGTTGCGTTGGGCGCTGGGCTAGCAATAGCGGTGCCGTTGTTTAGCGGCCTGAGCGCAGCTTTTTCCGGACTTGCGGGTATTGCAGCAATTGTAGGAACAGTAGCAACAGCAGTTGCTGGACCTATCAGTATGTTAAGTTCTGGTATAGGGCTTGTGGCAAAATTACTTCCAGGCCTTGCGGGGACCATTGTTGGATTTGGGCCATCCATCTTGTCCGCTGCCGGGGCACTTTTCCCTTTTGGCGCTATTGCCGGGTTGATTGTGGCCGGATTCGGCCTGTTGCAAATGCATTTTGGCACCCAGATTACCAATTTATTAACCTACCTGACGGAGCAGGGCCCAGTTTTAATTACGGGATTTGTGGGGAGAATTCTAGAACAATTGCCGCTATTGATCATGTTGGGAACGACACTGGTCTCCAATCTACTCAATGCAATTACCGCAAATCTGCCAAGTATCGTGACCGGAGGCGTTCAGATCTTAAGTGCATTGGTTAGCGGAATTGGCGCACAGTTGCCTGAATTAATCCCAGCGGCCACCAACGTGATTACGACGCTTGCGGGCAGTCTCCTTGGTAACGTGGGGCAGGTCGTTGATTCTGGGATGCAATTATTGCTTGGACTTGTTCAAGGAATCGTCAACGCCTTGCCGCAGCTTATTATGGCGATTCCAGATATCATTAAAGGATTTATTAATGGAATTGTAGCCCATTTGCCCGAGATCATCCAAAGCGGAATCGAGTTGATTTTTGCGTTGATTACGGGATTAATTACAGCCATCCCGAGTCTTGTGGCAGCCATTCCAGAGGTGATCATGGCCATTTTTGACGCATTTGCAAATACAAACTGGGCGGAACTTGGTCACAATATCATTAACGGAATCATCGAAGGGCTTAAAAATATGATGCGTTCTCTGGGCGATACAGTCAAGGAAATTAGCTCCAGTATCTGGGAAGGATTTAAAAGTTTTTTTAACATCAATTCCCCCTCGCATCTTATGCGCGATACCATCGGTGTTGGTATTACAGAGGGTATCGGAGCGGGAATCGTGAAAGGAACTCATTTCGCGACAAAGGCTGTGGATATAGTTGGGGACAGTGTTCTTGACAGTGCCGCGCTAATGACGGAGAACCCTACAGGTATTCCTATTGAAGTGTCGCAAGAAGCGTTGCTAAATACGCATACGTCTGTTCTAGGAAGCCCCAACCTTAATACCAATGTCGGCCTTAAGGTAACTGGAACCGGCTCGCTTAGCAATGACTTATTAAAAGGGATTGGCACAGAAATGGACAGCGAATGGAACCAGGTATCCGCTTCAACCACCACACAGTGGCAGGCAATCCAGACATTCTTAAAAACCACCTGGACCGCCATTAAGTCCAACGCTTCCAGCGATTGGGCGGCCTTGCAAAATATGATCATCTCCAAATGGGGCGCGATTTCAAACAGCACGACTAGCAGCTGGAACAGTATTTTCGCCTATCTCCGAAAAACCTGGCAGTCGATGCTGTCAGAATCTCAGTCTGCCTGGACGCGGATGCGTGACGGCGTGCAAAGCATTTTAGGCGGCCTGTATGGTGTGGTCACCTCGGGCTTTGCGCCATCGCTCAGATATATTCAAGGGCTGTCAAATACGTTGTATGGCTATGGCGCCAACATGATCAACGAACTGGCCCGGGGCGTTCGGGATACCGCAGGAAATGTCACGGGTGCCGTTGAAGATTTGGTTGAAACACTGAAGTCAAAATTCATTGAAGGGTTCGAGATTCATTCGCCGTCGCATTTTACTTACTATGTTGGGACAATGCTTGGCAAGGGGTTAATCAATTCCCTGAGAGACAGCCACCTGGCATCCTTTGTGGACAGTATGATCGCGCAGATGAAGAACTCCTTTGAAAATGGCCGTCTGAACCTTCAGGCGGTTATGAGCTTTATGGGGGATAAAGCGCCCGACCTTTTGAAAGAGCTGGGCATTACACTGGGCGGCAGCACGGGCATCGTCGGGCTGGGCGGTATGGTATGGCCGGCTGATTCCATGGACATTACGAGCTGGTTTGGAAACCGGCCCTATCCGGGCGCTGGCGGATCCACAAACCATGGTGGCTTAGACATCGGAGCGGCAATGGGGAGCAACGTCTACGCGGCTCTTGGCGGGATTGTCACCAGTTCAGGCTGGAACGGGGGCTATGGGAACGCCATTACCATTGACCACGGCAGGGGTTTTTCAACTCTGTATGGCCATATGTCGCAGCTGATCGCCAGTGTCGGGCAGATGGTAGCACCAGGTCAGGTGATTGGTCTGGTGGGAAGCACCGGCAACTCAACGGGTCCGCACCTTCACTTTGAAACGCGTATGAATGGTGAGCGGATGGACCCGGCTTCGTTCTTTGGCTTCTCTGTGGGCAGCCGTGA